CGATGTGAGCTGTCAATGATGGTTCCGTCTAGGTCAAAGATTGTGATATTTTTGATGGTCATTTTATTTATTCCTTTATTGTTTCTTTCTATATATTATATATAAGCATTGTAAGGGTAAAAATCAAGGGGCAAAGTGAAAATAGTTTCCAATGAAATCAATGAGTTATCATTTTTATTATCAAGCAATATCAATGGGTTAGCCTTAATGCAGAGCGTTAGCATTGGCTAGTAAGACCTTGTAATCATTGGATTTTTTGCAGGCGGGGCCCCTCGTTCACGCTTTGTTCACGGTTTGTTCCAGCTGGCGCGTCTAAGTCATTGTTTTATATAAGAAAAATCGGGGCTAATCTGCCCCGAATATATCCTCGAATGATTGACCGAACCCCTCGACAATTTCTTTTTCCATTGCCGCGATTTCTTCTAATGACATTTCTTTTGTCATTGCGTCCATTTCTTTTTCGAGTTGTTCCAAATCAAAGTCCATTAAAATGCTCCCCATAAAACTGATCCAGCAAACCAGATCATAAAAGTTGTGACAGATCCAACAATGGCCGAGCCGATCTTGTGTTCGACGATTGCTTCTTTAATTTCTTTATGATGAAACATAATGCCTCCTAGTAAGGTTGAATAATTATGTAAAAGAGGTAAGCAATTTCAAGTGCAATCATAATTTCAAACATGATATCTCCTAACGATAAAGAGTTGATGTTTCGTTGCGATAATCAAACAAGGCAAACAGAAAGCCGAGCATTGACCAAACGAAAGTAAGAATAGCGATGAATGAACAGCCAAGCATAACCCACCAAGCAAAATCCTGATGTGGAATAGATGCCATTGCAAAACCTGAGGCAACGCCAAGCATAACAGCAACAGCGATCAATACGCCAAAGATAATCATTTTACGTTGGGCAATCATTCTAGCAGAAGCGTGAAACATTTTTTTAATCCTTTGTTTGTTTGTTATCTTATATATAGAATATAGTCATTCATTGTAACAAAGTCAACAGCTAGACGCAAAATAATATCCAATGTTTTCAGTGACTTGTCATTTTTATTTGCCAATGATATCAAGGGGTTAGCAGGCATAGGCCATAGGGGTGGGGCGGTTATTAGGACTATAGGTCGTTCGCACGCGCAGCGCCCATCCACAGAGCCTTTATAAGGGAAATTTTGAAAAAACAGGTCACTTCTTGACATCCCTTGAAGGGAGTAGTATTATAGACTTAATTTCTAATCGACAAGTTTAGACGAATCTTTAAAATTTTTTATGAGGTAAAAATGGAAAAATACAAATACGGTCCTTTAGTGTATAACACAACCCATCCTGATGACGACGATTCAGGTAACTTTTACTGGCCCGGATTACCCCCTGTAGGATATGATGAATTAGCTATCCCCATTGACGAAAAAGGTCTTCAATGTTTAGATGATAGTTCTCCTCTACACCCGCACTACAAACCTAGCCTTGTTGAACCACACCTTTTAATAGGCGCCCAATTACCTACTATAGAAAGTGTAAAAGCATGGTTTGATGATAACTTTTTGTTAGTTTCAGATTGGGTAGTTTGTAGGTATATTTTGAGGTGGTATAATTTTCAGCCAAATAAGACTGATCTTTATAAAGTCTTAGTTAGCGAATCTGAATCTATTGAGGAAGTGATTGAAAAGCTTTGGCCCGACGTACAGAAATCTTAAACTATCTCGTAGACCGTTTATCTACGATAAATACTACCAACGGCTACCTCACTAACGTGAGTCAAGTACACCGTTCGTATAAATATTTGGATGATATCAACGATTTTCCTACTATTACCTTTGGCGGGGTAAGAGAGAATAACGATGAATATGGGGATGGTCAAATTTTAAAAACTATGACACAATCTATTAGAGGATATGTAATGACTGACGATGATTCCCTGCATGATTCGGAGAATCTTGCGTCAGACATTGAAACAGTGGTTAACAGCTATGCCGATTCCTCGGCAAACTTATCAGTGCATGAATCACGGGTGGTTTCAGTGGGAACAGATGAGGGACTACTTTCCCCCTATGGAATAGCTGATGTGACTATTGAGATAATTTATGAGGAGTGACAATGCCTACTAGACGTACTCAAGTAGCTGAAGCGCTTGTTGAAGATATTTATACTAAGACGAGTGTACTACAAGGCAATGTACAGCGTCAGTTTATTTTTTTGAATGAAGTGAACGACTTTCCGTTTGTTACTTTTATACCGCGTGAAGAGGTTAGAACACATCGAGGAGACGGGCGTAAGCTTGCTTCTCTTCAGCTGTCACTTCGTGCTTACGTCCATAATGGCAATCCTGGAGGCGAGTCAATTCGAGATGCCGAGAATATAGGAATACAAATAGAACAAGATATTATAGATGAATTTGCTGCGTCACACCGTGACCTTGAAGTAGAAGAGGCTCGTGTGTTAGCTTTCAGAACTGATGAAGGTCTAATGGCTCCTTATGGCATTGCAGATCTAGATATTGTTATAGTTTACGAGGTGAACGTATGAAAAAGACAAATAATACCACAGTTACTACAACAGTTGATGCGCTACACCGCAGCTTAGAGGCTCCGCCTCTGGACCCGGTTGTGCTTGCGCTAGCTAACGATTACCTATCCGGTAAGGGCGTAAACGAAATAGCTGATGAGTATGGAATTAGCGAGGATCGAGTAACTGCTGTAATTGAAAAGAAAGAGGTGAAGAACTACATTGATTCAGTCTTCGCCACGCAAGGATATCTTAATCGAATTAAGCGCATCAATTTAATCAATTCAGTGATCGATCAAAAAATTCAGGAAGCGGTGGAAACAGGCATCTACTCAAAGAAAGACCTTCTCGATTGGATGAAGCATCTTCAAGAAGTTGAGACCTCTCTAAAGCCGAAACAACAGGGACCAGCGGTAGCGGTACAGATCAACAACTATGACAAACTCATGCGAGACCTGATGGAATGACACTAGGTGATTGGTATAGACACCGAGTAGAGGCAGGTTGGGGAGTTACATACTCTCCTTCCTGGGTTCGAGCCTATGTTAAACTGCATAAACAGCACGAAGCAAGTAGGACAGCATGGCGTGAGAGAGAAAAAAATTTACGAGCGCTTCGCGAACCTATAGGCGATGAATGACACTCCTCCGCGATACAATTCTACAAAGAGGGTATTTTGTTTGTTGGCCGATTTTCGGATCTGGAAACGCTCTCTGTAGACTCTTAATCGCTCACGACGAGTTTTTGTATAACCCTATGTGGAATACTTGGGGATATAAACAGTTGAATTCACCGCTTGAAGTTCCAGATGAGTTTAATACTACAGAAAAAGGTTTTTACTCTACCGCTCACTACTCCACTCCTGGATTATCTCATTCGTGGATTGATAAAGAGATCTCTGCTACTGAGGCTTTTGAGCAGAGTTTGAGCAGACCTTTTAAGCATGGTCAGCACAAGCAGTGGTTAACTAAATGTATCCGTGAGGGTAAAAAAATCTTAATACCTGTGTACACTCATAACTGTGCAGAACACTTTATAGAAGAGATGGCACGACCTACAATTCAACTCTGTTTTAAAAGCTATGAGACAGTTTTGAAAAGACAGCAATCATGGGCACTTAAAGAGAATACACCGGCTGGTGAGTTTGTAAAACGCGAAACCTTACAGTTTGCCCTAGATCAGCAAAAGACTCATCCTCTAGTTTGTAACCTCTGTCTTGAAGATTTATTTTTTGGAACCTATAACACCTTTTTGCAACAGTACCATCTAATGTGTCAACATTTTGCGTTAAAACCTAATAAATCAGAGAAGTGTTGGGCATTTGTTCTTTATTATAGAGATAGACTTGAACGTGGTACTCCGCTAGATAAAGAGAAGTTGAACGCTTGCCTGTCAAAACGATTTTAATCTGTGGTGACTCCTATTCTGATCATCGCAATCCATCTTGTGCTGAAAGATCACTAGAACAGTGGTCTTGGGTTGACCTGCTCTCATGTGACTATAAGACCAAGTGTGTCGCTGGAGTTGGAGCGTCAAACTGGGACATTTGGAGACAGATTAAAAGTCAGACGATTGAAAGT